GCCGGCAACAATTAAAGCAGCCGGTATACTGATCAGTGCAATACCGGTCACGACAAGCAGCATACCCAAAAGCACCAGTATGACAATAGCCTTATCTTCCTTATCCATTACATCACCTCACAAAAAACGAACGCCGGAACTGCCGCCAGTGCCGCCGTATTCTTCATAAAATGCAGGCAAACGTGCCATAGCATTTATGCCGGCAGCAACTAAGTCAATACGCTGCGTATCATCTTTATTTTTCTTACTCAATTTGATATTTTCATTGCTGTCAGTGTAGGCATACGCATTACGCAAACACCAGTCAAACAGCTCATTGCCTTCATGGATAATATTGCTCTCCACTACTTTCAGCCTGAATTCTTTGGTAGGTTCGCTCAAAGTCGGAATACCCTGCCGCACTTCAATAACTGTTTCCCCTTCTTCTTCCAGCTTCTGCATGAAGTAAGAAGCGTTCCAGCCATCAAAACAATGTTCCACAACATCTAAATCCAGCTCATTAGCAAAGCACTTTACCCATACCTTCATCACATCATAATCAACAGCTGCGCCCTCTGTTATGGTGCAGTAGCCACGCTGGGCATATTCCCTGTAGGCTATGCGGTCAGTTTGTTCATGTCGTTTTACCGCTTCTTCAGGTATAAAGCCATGCGAAACTACTGCTACACGCTTTTCATCAAGCGGAATAATAAAAGTCGCAGCTGTCAGATCAATGCGCTTTGAAAGGTCATAACCAACTATGCAGCGCTTGCCGCTGATAATTTTATATAGTTCATCACGGGTCACCTTCAGTGTTTTCCACTTAGGCATCAGGCCATCCATATATTTCAATTCACTGCTGTCCTGCCACAAATTACAGCGTTTAGTCAGATATTCGCGCAGCTTTTTCGGGTCGTTACTTACAAATGCTTCACGTCCCTCGCTTACGATTTCCTTCAGCAAATGCTTGCTGTATTCAGTTTCATGCTGCAGCACAGGATTCGCTTTGACTAAAGCGTTGACATCATAAGGATCGTCGCCATCCTCCAGTTCGCGTATCATGCAGAAATAATCATCAATAGGCTCATCAGTGTCGCCATCTAAGATTTTGCAACACAGGTCATATTCTGCCTTACAGGGATTGTTTTCTGCATCTTTACCAGCCGTAGAAATGATAAACAGCAAAGACTGCAGCCGTTTGCCGAAGCCGGATTTCAGCACGTCAACGATCTCGGAGGACGGATGCGCATGATATTCGTCAATTATAACCATACACGGCGCACCGGAATCCTTGTTTTTCGTCTGTTTGCTCAAAGCCCGCATCCAGCCTTTACGCGTTTTATGCTCTACCCGCGTACGCTTGATAATAAGCTTCTGGCTGATTTCTACAGAAGCTTCACCCATAGAACAGGCATCACCCCAAACACGTCTTGCCTGTTCCCTGTCCACGGCCGCGCATTCAACCTCCGGTGCCATTTCAAAGCGCCGCAGCTCAGGCTTACCCGGTGGATAGATAGCGTCAGCACACATGCCGTATAAAGCAACGCCTGACATTTCAGTGCTTTTGACATTGCCACGAGCGCGGAAATTAAAAGCTTTGGTAAACCGCCGTGCGCCTGTTTCTCTATGTACCCAGCCAAAAACACAGCCCAAGTCGAAATACTGAAAAGGCAGCAGCTGGATATGCTGCCCGGAATATACGCCACGCACGTGCACGCAGTATTTTTCAAACCAGTCAAAAATCCTGTTTGCCCTGCTTTCATCAAAAACATAAGGAAAGCTCTCTGTACCCTGCCTTTCCAGATCATCAAGATGCCGCTGACAAGCCTGCCGTTCCCGCTTACACACAAGGCGCAGTCCGTCAACGACCTCGCGCGCATAGCGCTCAGTCACAAATAAATCATCATAACAGGTCATGCCATCATTGAATCCTGTTCATCATCGTCATTTAAAGCATTAGCACGTTTGACAACAAGGCGGGCGCGGGCAGTTGGCGTAAGTCCAAGCTTTTCAGCATAGCTTAAAGCCTGCTTACCATACATATCTAATTTCTTTTTATCAGGGAACATCTTCACAGCTTCATCTTCAAACAAAGCCTGATAGCGGCAGAAGTTTGCCAATATGCGTGCATCAACATTGTCAAACAGCTCTATCTCTTTCCCTTCCTTGATAATTTCCTTCCAAATTTTCAAAGCCGCAGCACACGACTTTTCTTTTAAAAACGCAGGTGTTTTCAATACTACTTCAGCACGCTTGATTTTTTCTTCTGCGTTTTGCCGTTTCTCAATTTCTGTTTTTGTATAATGTTTACCAGTTTTATTGCCACGGTTAAAAAGCATAACCTTAGCACTTTGAGCCGGTGTCGGCATAAATATCACCTCCTTCAATCAATATTTGCAAAAAAATATATGATAGGGGAACTTTTCAAAAGTTCGAGTACGGTGCGGTATGATGTGAAAAGCTGCAGGAAATTGCACCCCCTACCCCTCGTAAGGGATTACCCTGAGTAAAAATTTTAAGAAAAAATATTTTTTATTTTTTCAAAATATCATTACCAAAGCCGCCGTCCTCAGTAGCAGTTTTAATATCATGGCAACGTTTACACAACGCCTGATGATTAGCTTCATCCCAAAATAAATCATAATCGCCTTTATGCGGCTTGATATGATCCACTACACTCGCAGGCGCATTGCGGCAATTTGCACAAATCGGATGTTCCTGCAAAAATATTTTTCTGTATCTTTGCCAACGCGCATTATAGCCACGCTGAGCAGCACTTTTACGATAACGGTCATAGCGCATGAATTTTTCCTGCTGGTGCTTATCACAATAACCGTTTGCATTATCCGTCAGGCTAAGACAGCCAAGCTTACGGCATTCACGCTTTATTCTGTTTGGCAAGCTGTCACCTCATTTCACGCATAAAAAAGCACCTGCAATATAACATTGCAAGTGCCGAATACGTTTTTTACATTTCTTATCACTACCATATTACCACAGGTAAAAGCAAAAATCTGTCCTCATTTTGTCCATTCCAACGCATTTACAATCCCAAAGCTTTAGCAAATTTAGCTAAAGCTTTATTGTACTGGTTATAAATAGCCTGCCTTGAACTGTATCCCAGCTTCTCCGTGATGCGCTCCATACTATAGCCGTCTACATGGCGCATTATCAATATATCGCTGTAATGCTCACAGTTTATTCCTTTATTGATTATTTGCAGCGCGTCTTCAATAATTAATATTTCAGCCTGCCTGTCTGCTATTTTCAAAAGTATCCTTTGACATTCTTCAGCAATATTCATCATGCTAGGATGATAAGGTGTTGTGCTGGTAGCTGCAGCATCATAGGATGCAACAGAAGCAGCAGCAGGTTTACCGATGTCTGCCAATCTTTTCAGCTTACTGCGCAGGCCTTTAAGCGCTTCACGGTTCAAAGCATATTCTTCCAGTTTCTGTACAGCCAGCCTTTTTTCTTCATCACGCGCCTTTATCACCTGCTTCACATCCTTTTCCGTTCCAGTATACGCAACCACGGCAATACCGTATTCCTTCAGGAAGTTTTTCTTCAAAATCAACATCCAAGATGTCCAATGTTTTATCACTGCTTTTCACGGCGTAGCTGTCCAAAAACTTTTGCGCTAACTCTTTATGGACGATCGCGCCAATAGCAACCTGATTATCAAAAACTCCCGGAATATTTCTGACTATGTACATATCAGCTGCGCACCGCTCCACTTTTACCAGCAATCCATTAATTCTGTATGCCTGCATTTTTTTCCATCCTTTTCATTGAGCAGACTTCCATTTTCACAATCAAAAAGCCTGTATATTTATCTATTGAGCCAACACGCCTGTAGCCGTTAGTCCTGCACCTTTTCAAGCACATACATTTGCCGCAGATATGTTCCTGCTCAACCAGTTCTTTAAGTTCGTCTTTATTTTTCTCGATCCATTCAGCTTCTGCTTCCGGCCAATGCTCTTTAGCGTAGCAGATTATTTCATCTTCTTCGATAGAAGCCTTAAAATACTGTGCCGCTTCAGAAAATCTGCCGTTCTTGGCCAACTCTATTATTTTTGCAATCCGTTGAGGTTTTTGAACATATTCCGGTACTTTTTTCGGAGCGGGCGGTGTTGGAAGTAAAGCTTCTTCCTCTGCCGGTTCATTATTGCCCAGTTCTGCAGCCTGACTGATGAAATCCCACATTTCAAGTTCATCAGGATATTTTTTACAGGAAGCAAGGGCAAGCTCAGCTGCTTTATCGAATACAACGGCATCAACGGTACGGAACGCAACCAGCCATTCATCACATAGCCTTTTGCGCATGGCAATATCCATGCTGGTAGAAAGTTTACCGTTTATTTCCATAATCGGCATTTTTTTCTTGTCAAACCGGTAAAAAGCTTTTAAAACATTTTGCTTTGTTATTACGTTCACGTTATACCCTCCTGTCTGTAAAACTCATCCAGTGACTGCTGCGCAGCTTTATTATCATTTGGCAAACCATCTGTAAGCCAGTTACCAAGTATGCCAAAAAGATAATTCTTCGGATTACGAATCACTTTACCCCTGTTAGCTGCTTTTAGCTCCCTTACGGCCTGCAATACCCATACGGCTTTAGCACTAACAGCAAAAGCTTGCATCATTCGCATTTCATCGTCCGTAAGCCTGTGTTTGGCACTTGTAAAAGCAGCATCGTATTCCTGTAAAGCAGCCGTAAATTCAGGTTCTGCAGCGGCACTGCGCAGCTTCTTGTTCGTGTCAGTGTTGTTTAATTTATTTTTTAATAATATATAATTCTTGTTATGTGTCGCCAAAGGTGTACCCGAAGCTGTTCCCTTTGGTGTTTCCATAGTGGCAATGTTTTCACTAGAAGCCCTTGCAGTATCGGCATTCGCAAGTGTCTCCAAATCTGTCCCCAAAAGTGTATCCAAAGGTGTATCCGCCAGCTGATAGCATTCCCAGTTTTTGATACGCACGATCGTACCTTCACGCTTACTTCTGCATTCTAAAAAACCGACTACGGCAAGACGGTTAAATTCACTTGTAAGCTTTTTTAAAGATACGCCACAGCTTTTAGCAAAGCGGCGGTAACTGATAAACAATTCACCCGGATTCAGTACAGCATTTTTATCTGTTGTTATCTGCCAGTGCGTGACACTATGGCAGGCAGTTAACAGCAATGTAATCAGTATTACCTTGCCTTCTGCATCCGCACCACACCACGCACGGCTTTTCAGCAATTTACGATGCAATTTTATCCATCCACTCATAGCCTTTAACCTTTCATGGATGCAACTATATAAAAACTATCGCTGCCTGTAGCACGCACAAAAATCGGCTTATACTTGCCATTACTGCCAATAGTAACACTATCACCGCGGCAGTTATATATCAGCCTGTACAGCCTGCCAGCCGAAAAATAATTTGTATCTTCGTCCTGGCCTTCAACGGCATCCAAAGCAATACTTTCAATACCAGTCCCAGCGATGCTGACAGCTTCGATATATAGCCGCTCTGCGTCACTGCAAATTTTTATCTTACTGCCTATTTCATCGCCAACAATAACTGAAGCTCTTGAAATAGCTGCCAGCAACTTGCTTTTATTAATAGTTATACACTTAGTTTCGCTGTTGCTCGCAGCCACCTTTTTACAGTCAGGAAAGCTGCCGCTTACTGACTGGCACATATAATCAAAGCGCGGTGCAGTAACAAAAATACCCTGCGCACTGCTGACCAATCGAACTTCACCCAATTCAGCCAGTTCTGCAATGTGCTGGATATTCAAGGGCAGCAAGATCAATTTAACAGCCTGATTGCAACATGCAGGCGGCACTACATACTTTGCAACACAGGAATTTTGCGCACTCCAGCAGACAGCACTGCCATCGTCCGCAATATTTATTTCTATCCCACCCCTTGCACCAACAGCATCTTTGGCAATAGCAGCACTGCAATGCTTCATTGCTTCCTGTAAAAATCCTGTAGAAAGGCACACGCCGCCTTCAGGTATCTTCAATTCAGGCAGGCGGGCTGATAGTATCGTTAAATTATATTGACTGCTCTCTACAACGATCTGCAGCTCTTTTTCAGCAAAAATAAGCCTTACATCACCTGTAAAAGTTTTTGCCAAAGCCAAAAAGCGTTTACATTCAACACAAATATCAGCTGATTGACCGCAGCCGTTGCTTATTCCTTCCATTCTGTACGTCAGCTGCTCTGCAGCTCCTGCCCGGCAGAACATAAGCATATAATTATTATCTTCATGTGGGCTTACTGCTACAATACGCAAAGCGCCGGCCATTTGTTTTAGATCATCATCCTGCTTTTTGCCAGAAGCCATATTGCCACCAATCAGCGCAACATATTCCAAAGTTTTTTTGAGTTCCTCAGAACTAACATAAATTTCAACAGCCATAGCATCACCTTATATTTTTTATTTAGCTATATTCTATTTAACACTTTTCTCCGGCACCGCATCCTCTGTATATCTAAATTTATCCCACAAACAGGATTCTAACCGTTTAATTTGAAGTTCCAAGTCAGCTTCCATGCCAGAAAGGATATGTTGAGAAAGCATATTTGTAACTTCCAGTTTATTTTTACTAAGATCACTACAAAAATTAATACCATCCTTAACAGCCATACCACTTTCTTTATCAAAATAGTGAAATCGCATTCCAATAGAAGTAGCCTCATACTTCATTTTTTCTTTAAGTTCAGTAACATCTTTCAAGCATTTAGAGTAGTACCGTTTACATTCTAAAAGCTCCATCAGCTCAGCAACCTTTTCTTTATTCAAAATATTATTTTCCATATCTATCACCGTTCTTCCGCATATATTGTTTCTACTGCAAATAACTTATTAACAGGCTTTTGTAAATTCCAATTTGCCGGAAATCCATTTGTATTAATGCCACAACAGCTATGACCCAATCCCAAAGGACAATCCACACATTCGGTGTGTTTCACACATTCATTTTTGATTGTTTCCAGTGCTTTATATAATTCCATATTTATGACATCCCTTCAGCCGCTTCATCAAACATACCAGATTCTACCTTTTGAACAACCCGACCATTTTCAGCAACTTTTTTTTGCATTATTATCTGAAATAACAGCTTTAGGATATTTAGTGCCAAGCTGCGCTTCAACAAATATTGCTTCATCACCAGTAGCATCCAAGTTTTTGCTTGCCTTGATATTAATAGTTATGTTGCCTTTATCACCAATATCTAATTCATTAATAAGCTTTCTAAATTCGCCGGTGAACAAAAAATTCAAATCACCATCACACAAATTATTTAAATCAACTTCCTCGGCCTGATATACTTCACCAGTCCGTTTATTGACATACTCCATAATTTATTTCCTCCAAAAAAGATAAATTCCCATAGCGGTAAGCAAAACATTAACTGCAGCCATAGATGCAATAAAAAATATTATCGTTAGAAAGGTATATTGAATAAGCTCAAATAAATTCATATCCATAATATTCACCCTTCCTTTTTACTCCTAATATGTTTATTCAAAGTGTTTATGACTTCCTTATCTTCATTTTTAATCATCTGAATAGCTAAATCCGTTACGCATCTATTACAAATACCAACTTCACTGTTATGAAAATAAAAACCATTCACCAACACTTCTTCACAACGACAGCAGAAGCGCTTATCTTTCATATTTATTTGCCCTCCACATTTTAGTCCGTGCCGGCGCATGATTATTCCAACGGCAGATCATTTCTTCTACAGTTACTTTTGCCTGCATGGTATTTCCACATTTGCAGCGAATATACTTATAGCCACGACTGCCAAATTCCATATGCACACGCCGGCCACAGCTACGACAATGGCAAAGCTCGGCAAGTCCGAACATATTAAGCTGATCAGGAAAACAAAAGAAATTATAGTTTGCCGACTTATGAAGCCCTATGCAATCACAACACGGATAATAGTCCATATATCGCTTAAAATTCCAGCGGCAGTTATTGCATTCAGGTTTCATTTTCCCGCGACCTCCATATTAAAAATAATATGTTCACCCGGCAGAATATAGCGGCCAAAAGCATTATCCCTTTCAGCCTGTGCGCAAATTTCCCGCCAATCGCGCTGATCGTCATACGTTTCTTTTAAATCGTAAATTATTTCTTCCAAAGTATCACCTGCCTGCACCGTTACAGTTACAGCAACAGTTTGCTTAGGTTCATCCATAAAAAACGAATACCACAAGCAGCAGGCCAACCCTAAAACAGTTAAAAAGTATTTCACAATATCACCCCACTATGATAAAATAATGGGTAGATGTGTACTGCCCAGTTACATCTACCCTTGAACGTATGGTGCGTCAACACTATACGTTCTTTTCTTTTTCATTATTCATTTACATCCCTCCCTATTGTGCAGCAGCTCTACGCTTGGCCAAAAGCTTTTTAGTTTCACTTTTAAGATCAAGAATATCGCTTTTAAACCGGTTTTCATCACTAGGTTTATTTTTGCGAAAACTGATTATATTTGCAGCCTGCTGCATGTTTTTCATACTGGCAGCCTTCAGCTCAGCCTGTCGCTGATCCTGATCGCGCAAGAAAGCAATAACATCTTCATCCCAAACTCTGATTGGGCATCCACGTTTACCGCCTCCACTATGCGGTAACAACCCCCGCTGGCAATAATTCAACATATCATAATAACTTGCGCCATAGATTTTACAAAACTTGCTCAAACTCATACGCTGCATTTACTGCACCACCTTTCAGCACCAGCCGGAACTCCTTTTATTCCAGCATTTTGCATTTTTACGTTCAGACCTTTCTGTAATCTTAAAACAGCAGCTGACACGCTTCCGCACTTTTATTCTGCGATTGATCGCTTTAATGCAATCAAATACGCATCTCAGCCCTAATTCTATGTTATTTCTCAAATCGACCATCACCCGGCAAACCTGCTCTACATTGATAAGTACAGGCCAATTCAGCCCGCCAATGTTTAAATGCGTATCATCTCTTCTCACTTTCAATATCTCCTTCCTTTTACACAAAACAAAGATTGTGATACTATAGTTTATGAAATTAATAAAATAATATTTTAAACGAGAGCGTATAATGAATAATAACTTTAAATTATCAAATGCTACAGCTATGGAATATACCATTGCCAATATCGCAGGATTATCAAATGCAATGCGTATGCAAACACCATGTATTGATTTAGCTAATTCACTTGGCTTTGCAAATATAGCCCCCTCTTCCTATATTACAGCCACATTACACGATTCTTTGATTCCGCATAGACCATTATTAGATATCGTCCCAAATGTTGCGGGACTAGAAATCCCTTTTTCTTTAACTAAATCAATCTTAGACACTATGCCAGCCATTGCAGGGCTTATGGGTTCGAACTATGTGTCAACAATATCACCTAGTTCTTTTTCTCTTACTAAGTCAATCTTAGACACTATGCCAAACATTACAGAACTTATTAGTTCGGCCTCTGTATCAACAGTATTACCTAGTTCTTTCTCTCTTACTAAGTCAATCTTAGACACTATGCCGAACTTTTCTGGACTAGCAAACGCTTTTCCCCCCACACCAGAACTATGTGATTTTCATTCAAAACACTTTAAAGAATATGAAGCTATTCAAGAAAGAATACAAGAATTCTTTGAAGCGGCTGACGAGCGACAACGTCAACTAAATGAACTTTTAGATAATTCGGCTTTACCTTTAAGCCAGCCTCTATTGCCTAAAGACTTCTTAACTAACCCTGAAGGAATAGAAAGACCATTTCAAAAACCAGTTTTCAAGAAATTTCGTCATCGTTCAAAAAAGACGGCCTATGAGTTATGTAGAAAATCCAAACAACAAAAAACAAAAAAATTCTACAACGATCTTGCAGCACTTCCTATTGCTAAATTAAATAAAACTAATGTCGAATTTCTGATATTAATTTTGGGCTTCTTTAAGACCGATTTTTATTCAGTCGAACTGCAATGGTTAGTAAATTTTTTATTTACGGCACTTGCGATAAGGTGGTTTTACCTTAACCGCCACTCTACTTCCGACAAATAAACGCATATCCAATAAAAAGCACCAGCATTATTACTACATAAAAATAATCTTCTGTTCTCAGATATGCTGCTTGAAATATTACGCATATAATTAGTACATCTAACGCATTTCTTATTTCTGTTAAAATTTTTAGTATTAGTATTTGGTCGCTTTGCTTTTGTGAATCTCTTTCCATGCCTCTACCACCTTTGATGCTTCATCAGGTTATTTATTCTTTAAGTACATATTCATTACATGAATATTCTGTGATAAAATATAACTATTAAAAATAATGAAAGGTGAATCCTATGCCAATTATTTCAGAACGAGTAGGTGCCTCCAATAAAATAGCTGATTTTTGCTGTAACTCTAATTGTCCATATTGTAATACTAAAATTTTCCCACAAATCTTGATAAACATATGTAGTGATGATAAAAATTATATAGACGCTATAATGCAATGTCCTCATTGTGGTCAAACATATTTTGAGAGTTTTGTCCACGATTTCAATAGATATTCTTCTAGAAATGTTTTGCCACACCCCTCCCCCCAAATAAATATTCCTGTATATATTGAAAATGCCTTTCCTAAATTTGTTAAAATATACACGCAAGCAGCGATAGCAGAGGCAGCCAATTTAAGTGAAATATGCGGTATGGGTTATCGCAAATCCTTGGAAGCATTAGTAAAACAATATGCAATAGAATTGTTTCCAAACGACAAAGACGATATAGAAAAAGAACTTTTAATGCCAACTATTAAGCGTTTCGCTTCACCTAAAATACTTGCATTAGCTACAGCAGCTGCATGGTTAGGAAACGATCACACTCATCTTATTGCAAAACACCCAGAGTACGACTTGGAACAATTAAAAAGTTTTATAAATGTCCTTTGCCAGTATATCCAGTCAGAAAAAGAAATTGAAAACGCTCAACTTCTAATCATAAAAGATAAAACTACTTAAATATTTCACCAATCAAAATCCCATCTATCGTGTAGTAAATTTTACTTGCACGAATGGGATTTTCGTTTGTTCCGTTGCCACTTACAATTTCAATACAAATTATCTTTTCTACGTTAACTTTTCTAATTTTGCAAACAATATTTTCTTTTTCCATACCCAATCACTCCACGCAGTCAGCTTTTTCAGCTGGCTGCTTTTCTTCTCCGTCAATTTTCATCTTCAAGCGTAAATTCCACCCCATCTTTGAGAGTAACTCTTTAAGCTCTTTTTCCAATTCATGCGCACGTTGTAAATCTTTTTCGAACTGCTCAAAATTATCAACCTCAACTTTAATAAACATCTTTATGCCCCCTTTGCTGATTCATTAGACTTTTCAAAAAGGTCTTCCACTGGTATTCTGCTATTCAAAGCTTTTTTTATTGCAAAACTTTCATCTAACGTAATAGATGTTTTCCCTGAAAGCTTTAATAATAATGTGTTATAAGCAATACCAGTTTTTTTCGATAAATCTTTTCTTGTCATTCGCATTTTAACCAGTTCAACATCAATTTTCGGGTACATATCACCACCACCTTAAAACGAAATATCGTGTTCTTGTGGTAAATATAGCACGATATTTCGTTGTTGTCAATCGCAAAATGACATTTAAATAATAATATTTCGTGTTTTAAACTTGTAATTTTGTGTTTTATATGTTATCCTTTCACCAAGAGGTGAAATTTTTATGACTAGAGAAGAATTTATAAAACAACTAATAAAACAAAACGGCTATAACATAAAAAGTTTCGCCGCAGCTATAAGTATTCCTTATTCTACATTACTCTCAATGTTGAATAATTCAATAGGAGGTGCTTCAGTAGAAAGTGCTATTAAAATTTGCGAGAAATTAAACATCCCTGTAGAAATACTGAAAAAGGAAAATTTCTCTAATACTACTAAAATATTAGAAAAAGAAAAGTTAAATACCAATGAAAAAGAATTTATAAAAAAATATCGCCAGCTTACTGCTGAGCAGCAAGGGGCGATAGAAAATAGTATAGATTATTATATTAAAGCAAATAAGAAAGATGAAACAACGGAAAACGGCGAAGACCCGTTCGAAAACAAGGTCGGGTAATATATGTTGATTTCAATAAAAATAAAGGAAGTGTTTATTAATGGAAAGATGCCCAGATTGTGGTTGGCCCTTAGAAGGAAAAACTTGTCAACATTGCAAATTAGAAAATTATGATAATGACACTTATATGAAATTTTGTACACCATCTGTTATTGATAAAACATTAAATACTTTGGAAGGAATTTTAACTGGTATCACCATCGATAAGCAGCTAAATGAATTAGAAATCGGTGAACTGAAATCGTGGTGTAATTCCCATGCGATACTCGCACAAAAACAACCATATAGCGAACTTTTTCAAGTTATTATAAAATCTCTAGAAGATAATATTTTAACACTAGAAGAAAAAGAAGATATCCTATGGCTGTGTAAACGTTTGCACAGCAATGGTTTATACTATGATACTGTTACATCAGATTTACAAAAACTTCAAGGTATTGTACATGGTATATTATCTGACGGAAAAATAACTAAAGAGGAATTAGAAGGATTACGAGAATGGTTATCAGACAACGAACAGCTTTCTACTTATTATCCTTACGATGAAATTTATTCTTTGATAACAGCTGCATTAGAAGACGGAATTGTTTCAAAAGATGAAGAAAATTTATTAAAAGCATTTTTCTCTCAATTTGCTGATATAAAAACAGAAGAACTTAATATTACTTCCGAAATAAAAGATTGTCTATGCAAACATGGTATTTGTGCACTTGCTCCTGAAATAACGATTCAAGACCATATGTTTTGTTTCACAGGAAAATCTACCAAAGCTACCCGTCACGAAATTGCTGAATTGATAAAGAAAAACAATGGTAATTATCACGACTCTATTACTAAAAAAACTAACTATTTAATCATAGGTGGTGAAGGAAATACTTGCTGGGCATTTTCATGCTATGGTCGAAAAGTCGAAAAAGCAATGGAAATGAGAAAAAATGGTGCTAATATCGTTTTAGTCAACGAAATAGATTTTTGGGATTCAATATAATTTAACAATAAGTAAAGGTGATTATGCATGGTTGAAAACGATAATTATATATTATACGATAAAAAGTTTATAGAAAATAGCATACTAGAAATCGAAAATTTTTTATTTTTAAACAATAAAAAATTCCCTGAAATAAATGAACTTAACCCCTCTTTACAAGAATTGTGTAATTTTCTAAAAAAATATATTCTAGATCATGATTTTTTTTTAAATATATCATCCATAAATGACATAGATTCTTCTATATCGGGAAACATAAAAGAAATCATAAAAAGAATAAGATATTTACAAAAAATAACTTATAATACTAATTCTTCAAAAGATGTTCAACATGAAGAAGAATTAAAAAATTTACAACAATTAATTAAAGCAACAAATAATATTTTACTAAGATTTCAATTACTAAGTTTAAAAGCAGTTGAAATGCAAAGCATAGAATATAAAAACTTCTATGACGCTTTATCTGCAGTAAGTAAATTAAATGCTTCATATGACAATTTTAAAAACAACCTTGCTATTTTAAATTCAAATTATGAAAGTGCTTTAGAAGATTTAAAACTATTAAATAAAGGAATTCAAGAAACTGCATTATCAAAACATTTCAGTTATGAAAGCGAAAAGCTAAAAGAATCAGCATCATCTTGGCTAAGATGTTCTATACTTTTATTTATATTTCTAATTGCATTTTCAATATGGTTTTTCGATACCAGAAATTATATTGCTAGTGAAAATCTCGTACCAAGTATAATATATCGTTTCCCTATATTTATTATTTTAGGAGCGGCTTTATTTTTTTGTCTAAAACAATATTCTAATATAATAAAAGCTTCACATGAATATGAGTATAAATATGTTCTATCACTCTCGTATTTTAATTATAAAAATGAAGTATCTGAATTGAAAGATTCAGACACTTCCCCAATTTTACTATATCTTATGTTAAATTCAATCGTGTCTAATCCACTAAATAACAAATTACATGAACAAAATTCTAATGATTCAAATATAAAACAATTACTAGAAATACTTTGTAAAAAAATACCACCTAACTAATAAAAATAGCCGCCCGGTGTTGGCGCACCGAACGGCTGTGTAATAACCCCACCTCGCAAAAAGTAAGGCTGATTACGCTAATATTATAACATATTGCAACCAGCCTTTACTACTTTATACACAATTTTAAAGAAAGGCTGGTTTTTTATATGAAAAAAAGACGATCAAACGGCGAAGGCGGTCTATCATGGGACAAGGAACGCCAAAAATGGTGCGGTACACTACGCGATACTAATGGTAAGCCGCATAAGTTCAGGCATGTTGATAAAGTAGAAGTAATCAACTGGCTCAACAAAATGCGCCTTGTGTACAGCAGTTTAAATCCGCTCTACAGCTATGATACTACTTTGCAGGATTTCGCCTTTGCCTTTATAAAAAATAAGGCTGCTAATCCTAAAATAGCTGAAAGCACTGTTAATTATTACACCTACCTGGCTTCAAAGCTTTATCCGCTGGCAAACGAAGTGATGAATAAAATCACGCCTGAAGATATCAATGCCTTTATTGCAGAATCTGATCTGTCTGCTTCCAATAAATCAAAGGTATATAAATTCTTAAAAATCCTATTTGGAGCGGCAAGGAAAAATAACCTTATTCTTGAAAATCCTATGGATATAGCCATTGTTCCTGAGTATGAACCGGAATACGATGAACCATTTACACCGGAAGAAATAAAACTTATTATTACCAAATTAAAAAACACGCCTAAATTTTTACGTTATTATGCCCTCTGCTCACTTGAAAGTGTCATAGGCGCACGTATAGGCGAAATTTTGGGAATTGAACGTAGCACACTAAACTTCGAAAAAAATTACTGTAAAATAAAAGATGCCGTAAAAGCTGATATAAATGGTCGGACCTATGTAGGCAAAACCAAAACCAAAGCTTCTGTTAGAATACAATATTTTGATGTCGGTATAGGTAAAATCCTGCAAGACTACCTGGCCGCGTGCAATGTGGATAGTAAATATTTATTCTGCACAGCCAACGGAACGCCTATCAGCGTTCGGAACATGCAAAGAGCATGGAAGATGATTTTAAAGCACGCTAACGTGCGTTACCGCAGCTTTCACTACCTGCGTCACAGCTTTATAACAGAAATGTTTATTCAAGGCTATGCTGCAGCAGACATTGCCGCTGTAGTAGGTCACAGCCGTTTAGAAACAACCAACAAATATGCCTTGCGCCGTCAGGACAAAGTTTTAGAGATTGCCAAAACAGCCGCCAACATTTATAATATTGCTTAA